TCCGCCTTAAACAAGATCCCTCGCTCCTCCCACAGGAAGCCCGGAAACAACGGATTAAACTCGGGGCAAACCGCAATCATGCTTCCTGCTGAGTTCCGAATAACATCCTCAAGTCTGTCTGTTAATTCACGGCGAAACTTTAGCTGCCGTAAGTCAATCTCCTGCGGCTGATTCATCTCATTCAATCCTCAAGCACCACGCTGCAAGCGAGCAAATCACGACGATTGCTCCGCTGATAATCACGTCTCGAACCATGTCAATTGTCCTCCGTCTTGACCTTGCCACGCTCGGCAAGCGAACCCTCGCTTTTAATCTTGTCGTATACAGCCCTTCTGTGAATCACATGTTTTTTTGGTGCTTCAAACCCGAGTTGCACAACACCGTTTGCGTTTTTTACAATCCAAATAACGATGTCATCGTTAATAAAAAACTGATCCCCGATCTTTCCTGACAGATTGAGCATGTCATCCCCCCTCCGTGGTTATTGTTTCGCGTCGAATTCCATGATTCCGTCACAGATGTTTTCGGCGCTGTCGCGGGCCAGTCGACCCCAAGTTTTCTCTGGGGCTCGCCCAGAATCCACCTGCTCTATCCCGCCACGCACACAAATCAGCGTGACCTCATCCATCATTCGTTCGCGTCGATGTCGCTGGTGTCGGTCCTCGTCCGATTCCAGATTCGTCGGTTTGTGGGCCGCGAGATCATTCAATCGCTTAAACAACTTCTGTTGCAGTGCCTCGTCGCTGGTCTCCGTCATTTCATCACCTTGTTTTTTGTTGGCCATTTCGAGTTCATTGATCCGCTCGCTGGCCCAAATAATCGACGCTGCGTCGTCGGATGTTGCCCGAAGATCTATGTGAATTCCATTTTTGAGATGTAAAACAACGTCCTCAAAAATCATCCTGTGTCCGGTGATTTTCGCCGCAGTCATATCCCCCATGTCATCCCCCTTGTTTTCTCGTGATTTTTCTGATGTTCCCGAGACGGCCGCCTGGGACAGCTTGATCTCGGCTTTCAGCTCATCGATCGTCGCATTACGTTCATGCAGGTGCGATTCAAGATCTGCAATTTTTTTCTCTATCTGCTCGAGAAACTCCGCCATTTCGCTTGCGTGCTTCTCAAGGCTTGCGATTTCTTCCTCTTTTTCACTGCGCGCACCAAGCATGGCTTTCGCCTGTTCCTCAAGGCTCGATTGCAGGCTTGCGATGCGTCGCTCTTTTTCACTGAACACACCAAGCATGGCTTTCGCCTGTTCCTCCAGATACTGGATGCGACCTTGGCCCCATTGCAGCGCTTCGCGGTTGTCTTGACTAATCCACGTCGAATCAAAAAACATCTCTCGCGGCGTTTCCATGTCATCCCCCTTGTTTTTTCGTGATTTCCCAGATGTTCCCGAAACAGACTTCGGGAACAGAAAACACCCCTCGCAGAATCGCAATTGTCAGACGATCGGCTCCGGCGTGAACCCAGCAACACGCTGCACCGGCTGCGAGGGATGTCCACTTGATTTGAACGGCCGGCGGGAATACCTCAGGGAATCATTCCCCGATTCGACCGCACCGGCTCGGCCATCCTTGATTCATCGCATTTTGTTCGCGGCCCAGATCGCGGCGACGATGATTTCCACCACCGAAAGCCCAGCAATCCACGCAAGTATTGTGATCATTTTTTGACCTTTTTTGATTTAATCCAATCGCAAAAATCGCTCCCGACGATGAAAACTACCTGCCCGTTTTTGACTGACGTCAGCCCCTGCCTGATCCATCCGCGAATCGTCCTGCGGCTCGATCCCACGGCAGCCGCCAGCGCGTCGATGGTGTAGGTTTTGTCGGGATCAATTGGCTCAGGATGTCGCGTCACTTGTGATGTGCTCGATTTGGTATGGATTTGGTATTGATTTCGTCCCAAATTAGCATCGGCAGTTTTTGCCGTCAATCTCGACCCGTGAGGAATTCAGGATTTTGACTTGGCCAACTTTTTCTTTTGAGCCAGCAAAGTCCTTTCCGTGAATTTGTGCCCCGGCTTCGGCCCCATGCTTGGACGCGGCAGGAATTTGTGGGCTCTTCCCACAGTTCCAATCGCAATTAGACCTTGACGAATGAGATGTTCGATTGCCTCCGATCGATTCAGACTCCTGAGAACGACTGAGCCAGCGATAATTTTTAGCGTGTCCGGCATCAGGCGGATGCTGATTGCCGGGGACAGTGGTTTTTCGGTCATGATTTCTTTCGGTTTTATGGTTAGTGACCCGCCACAAATGTGACGGGTTGTCCTCGGAATTCTCCGTCAAATAGTTTTGTTATGATTCTTTCGTTCATTATTTCTCCTTTCAAATGTCGTCACGACGAGTCTGTAAACAGTCTGCACACAGCGTCACCCATTCAGTACGGTCACATACTTCATAAATGTAAGGGTCGATAGTGTGTTCGACTAAATCGACACGTCTGCACATGTCGCACGTGCCTTGTTTAAGTTTTGGTAATGGTTGATTCATTTTGTCTCCTGATGGATAATTGTGTTTCCTAAATCCTTGATTCACGATTTCCTCCTCTCGTTAGTTGGCCCGCAGCACATGCGACGGGCTTGGGTTGTCACATCAGGCCGGATTGCATTTGCTGGTGTCGCCAGTGCGTCACGGCCGAGCACGATTTCAGGCTGGCGGTCCGGTGCCGCCAGACTACGCTGCAGGTGTTCCCGAACTCGTCGGGGGAATGATTGATTGCGATTGTTTTCTGTCCGTCCGCCCAGCGGATGATCTCCACGGACAATGCGGAGAATCCATATTTTTTACCTATTCGGCGGGCAAACTTACCCTGCCGAACTGTGATTTTGGGACCGTCCATCGTATGTGCTCTGAAGTCCACTTCTCGTCCACCAAATCGCAATGACGTTGCAATCTGTGTTTTCATGGTCTCGTTCCTTGTTTGAGTTAGTTAGCCCCCCGCACATGCGACGGGCTTGGGGTTGTTACTTCTGCGCCGCGAGCCTAAGCTTCCGGCGCACGTCTTGCCGCACGTGTACCAGTTCTCGTGCGGCGTCCAATTTGTCGCACTCTTCTCCGATCAGCACGTTCCAGCCATTGGACCACCGTGATCCGTCGTGGATTCGTTCGTCGGTTTGCGGAACCTCGTGGTCCGCGACCCGGACGGCAACGCCGGTTTGCTCATGTCGATAATACACGCTGCCAGATCGGCTTTTGTTGTATCGCACGAATCCCATGCGACGGAGGCAGGCGAGCGCGTCGCGATAAAATTGGCTTGCCATTGTCTCGTTCCTTTCAAGTTAGTTGGCCCGCCGCACATGTGACGGGCTTGGGTTGTGTTGATCAGCGGACGAGAGCGGCTCGGCGAGCTCCCTCAGCGACTCCGACGAATTGATATCCGTCCCAGCCACGATTCAGGCTTTCGACATAGTTCTTATTTTTCTGGGCTTCCGTTTTTGCGGTGACCAGCAATTGCTGTAGGGCAGCAATTGCTGTCCGTCGTGACATCGCAGACTCATATTTTAGCTTGCGAGTATACCCGGCACCGGAATCTGCGTCTCCGACCGTGTATTGCGTCCCGTCGAGTCGTTCAAATACGGACCAAGTAAAAAACTGTGGGTCTAGCGAATGCGTCCCACTGTTTGTGGCAACGATTTCATCAGTGGACAGCATTTTAATTTCTTCAACAATTTGATCGGCAGTCTTGGTCATGGTCTCGGTCCTTTTTTGGGTTTGGTTCGCGTCGGCCACGTTGGCTCGACATGTGTATTATACTCTCTACTTCGACATTGTCCACTCCAGTCATGCAGTTTTTCGGAAGATTTTTCAGGATTTTCCGAAACCCCTATTTTTCATGGGTAATTCTCACGATACAATCTTCCGAGATTGGAAAAACACCCGATTCCAGGAGAAGATCATGCGTGAAATCGGACTGATTGCGGCCACCTGCGTCATCGGCTGGACCCTCGCGGCTGGCGTTGGATCGGTGCAAGAGATGAGGCAGTGGGCGGCTGTGGATGCGAGCGCGCAAAAACAGGCCGAACTCAGTTGGTCCGGCCTGCCTGCTGGCGACTTAATTGGGATCCAGATGTCTCCCGCGACTAGGTAACAGTCAGCGTCCCTCTCCAGGTGATCGGGTTGGTGTAGGTCACCCGATCTGAAGTGTCCACAATTGAGCCCCCGGCGGAAACCGTCGTGCTGGTGATCGTCTTGGACCCAACTCCGCTCGCATTGTACACGGCCTCGGTCGTCAGCGTCCCGTAGGTGGCAGTCGTCAGATCGTACCATGTGCCAGCGTAATGGCTCGCTGTCGTGACTGCTCCCGAATAATGGTAGAGATCCCCTGCGTAATTGGTGATCGTGGTTGCGGCAGCATAGAGCCCCAACGTGCCCCCGTTTTTTGTCACCGTCGTCAACGTCACCGTCCCGCCCCCGGCCTGACCAATCGTCAGCGTCCCGGTGTCCTGCCGCACGGTGGCGAACGTTGCAAGCTCCCCGTTAGTTGCGATCCCCACGTCAGCGGCTGTCGCGTTTGGGGTTGACCCGATTATCTGAATCGAGTTGCTGGCGTGCGTCCCCCGGATCTGCAGAGCGTTGCGACCCGTCTCGCTGCTGGACCCAGTGCGATAGACTGTGATCGTCGACTGGACGCTACCCAGGTTCAATTTAATCAGCCTGCTTTGGGTATCGATGGTTACTGTCGTCGCGGAAATCGCCAACTCCGTCGCAAGAAATTCCTCGAACCCGCCTGCGTTGCGGAACGGTAGCCCGATCTGTGCCGAAGAGCTGAATCGCGGCGTGACCGTCAGTGATGCGAGCGTCACTGCTGATTGCCCGAGCCCGTAGAGGATCGACACTGGCCGGTCTACCGTCACGTCATCTGCAGCCACTGGCACGGTCGCAGTCGACCAATTTGCGGTATTATCCCAGTGATTTGGCCCTGTCGCTGCCGTCGTCGCGGCGATTGATGCAGTCCCAGCTGTGGATGTCTTGGCAATCGTGAACGTGCCCAGCGGCCTGCCTGCTGTGACTCCGGTAATTACTACTGTGGTAGTCCCTGCAACGGCGGTTGCGAGTGCCATTTCCGGGATGCCCTTGCCACCCGTCACCGGCTGATAGCTGGCTGTCGTGTCAGTCATCGGCGTCGTCGAATTGAACGCTTGCGCGATGGCCGTACAGACCCCTGCCACTGTCACTGTGGCTCCGATTGTGACAACGATGCTTTTGCCGGTGGTGGAGTTGCCGACTGTCACCGTGTCGCCCTGCACCCACGTCCCGCCGATCGTGATGGTTGCGACCTGCTTGATCCCGGTCGCGTTGCCAGTCCAGTTGACTGCTGCCATTATGGATTCCCCCCGAAAGGTAGTTTTTTGTTCAAGAATTCTTGTCGCTTGCTGCACCCACAATCAGGATTGATTGCCTTCGCCACAGCGGCGATCCCAGTGTAATGCGTCACGGTCGCGATTACGTCGCCGAGTCCTCGCGGCTTGTCCCCCGGCTTCCACACTGGACCCGGTTCAAGCCCATGCATCGCCCGAAAATGCTTGACGTGCTCCGGATTGATTGGAGCCCCATCAACCAATGCGGTCCCGTTGCAGATTTCCCTTAATCGCCCTGAGAATTGTTCACACTCTGGATTGCTCATATCGACAGCACCACCGATACCGTGTCACCAACGCTGCACAGCGGACCCACGCAGGTTAGTGTGATTTGTGGAAAGTTACCGTAGATGAACGGCTCGCATGAAATGTTGTTGCTGTAAAGATATGTCGTGCATCCGGTCGCATAAATTCCTAGCGTCCAATTTCCGCCCACGCACGTCAAATCAATGATGTAAAAGCCAGAAAACACGAACGGATTCAGCCAGTAATTTTGGCTGACTCGCGTCAACGCGACGGTTTGGCCAGTCAGTCCCGGACAAGAGCTCGTGAATGTGATGTACAGGGTGTTTGGCTGGGTGTCGCAACACAACGGCTCACAAACCGGCTCGATATTGATCCCCACGCAAAGCACGGCCCCCGGCAGGCACGGCATTTCCGGCCCCAATTGCGACATTTGATTCGGGCAGCAATTCAACACCTGATTCATGTTTCTCGTGGCGACAAACGTCCCGTCGCAATACCAATCAATCAGCCAAGTAACGCCCCCGCCCAGTTCCCCGCAGTACAGCACCATGCAGACTTCGTGCGCGGTCCCGTCGGCTGCGTAGACTGTCGGCAAGCACCACTCTCGACTGACGCTGTTTGGGGAATTTAGCCCGTATCGGCCCCCCTCGCAAAATGACTGTCCTGCGATTACTGGCGTGATAAGCCCGCCAAATGATTGTATCAGATTGGCCCCGCTTGGATTGAAAACCTTGAGCCAGCCCGGAGCGCACGAACACCACGGATCACAGCAATTCCTGCGGGATTCCTCAGTTGATCCGCGAGGATAACCATCCTCCCACGATAGCGGACCGTCAGATTTCCAGCACGGTCCCCACATGTGCTGATCGCTTCTCGTGCAGTTTCCCGGCGTGAGCGTCAATGTTGCTGGCCACAATGCTGACCCCGACGAGAGAACGAAAGTGTTTTCCTCACCGCAGGCAAACTGATCGCACTCATAATTCCCAAAATACTGCGATCCGTAATTGTCCAAGTCGATTGGGAATTGCAATCTGGCTCGCGATGTCTGCCCACTAACGATTGGATCGACAAACGTTAACTGGCAAAACTCGCGCCCTTCGAGCTCGTCAAGTTCCGTTTTTCCCTTGAATAAAAACGGTGAATTGACGTTGCCCCGTGTCTCGAATCCAAAGAAATTCTCTCCCTCGTCTTCGGTTCCCGCTCGTAAAAACTCAAGTCTTTGGCTCGGGATCGAAACGCCTGTCGCGGAAATTGCTGGGATCGTCGTCGCGTAACACTGCCTGCAGCTTGTCGGCTCGCTTTTGGCCGCAAAAACATCGGGTGTCACGCAGACAAATGTTGGGAGAGTCGAGTAGTCACCATACTCTGCGGGATCGCGGTCTAGCCATAACGTATTCGGCCCAAAACAATCCCAGGTTTCTTCCGTCTTTTGAACGTACTTCGCGCCGCCGAAATGCGTCAGCGTCACCGGCGATTCTGTTATCGAAAGCGACCACCGAATATCTTGCTCCATGGCTTGCCATGCGTCTGGAAATCGTCCCACATCAAACGAGCCAGTGATAAAACCGCCGGGATGCACGTAACCGAGCCGCAATACGTCATCCCAAGTGCATGATTCGTGATTCGCCGCGTAATACAATGAGTCTTTGGTATTCGCGAAGAACGAGGTGTTATTTTGACCTCGAAACGAAACGTATCGACCCGCTGGCCCCCATTTGCACGTTGGCCTTAGCTGCTCTGCGTGATAATTTGTCCCGCGAGCATACGGCAACACTCCTGCTCTGACTTGCGGGAAAATGTCTCCGTTGTATGTGATTGCGCATTCAAAATTTGCGTAGTAAACACACGGCGGTTTGGCGTTGTCCGCGCAGCCGCAATCGAACGTAGCCTGAGTGATGCCATCGTCCTCGACCCATCGCGCCTGGTCGTTGCAGTCGCACCCGCATTTTCGGTGTCGTGTCGTCATGGTAGCGGGAATCCTCCCCCGGTCCCGTCAATTCCGGGATCCACGCTCGGATCTACGTAGCCGTCCGCGCAGAAGAATTCGATAATCACCCATCCATAAACCGCATCAAGTTGAACTATCACCCGCTGGCCATCAACGAGCGTCTGCCCTGTGCGATTGCTTGCGTTTACCCGACATCGGCTCGCGATTGCGGCCCTTGAGTTGCTACTGACTGTCCGGTAGTCTACCTCGCAATTCCAAGCTGTCCCGTCGCGATACGTTGCGTGAAACTGCGTGAATCCCGGTGAACTAATCACATCGAAGGTTGTGTTGGCGTTCGCCTGATCGGAAAACGGCGTCAATTGTCCGCAGCCGACAAACTCCTGTCCGGTAAACAGCACCGTCGAAATGAATCTCGCTGAGACTTGGACGACTGTGTTTTTCTCTGGGTCTTGCAAATCCTGCACGTCATCGGCGGAGTCGTCGTCCAGTACGGCAGCAGAAAAAACCCCGCCTCCCCGAGTGATGGCTGCGTTTTCGTCGATTCCACCGATACCGTTTCGTTGAATCACAATCATCCGAACCGGCTGGAACACGTCGACGACCCGGCGGCTCACCTGAGTAATTGGCGCGAGTCGGCCCCGTTGCTCGCGGTTGTTTCTCGCTAGCCCGCGTATCGATTTCTTTGATAAATTAAATTGCTCGCTCATGTTGTCGGTAGCCCCAGATCACTGAATGCGATCTCACGGTAGTAATCGACGGCTATGAAATTGCAAGCGTCTGGCCTTTGCGTGTAGGGGATCACCGCCCCGGCTCTGGTCAGCGGCTCCGGCTCGACCGCGTCTTTTCCATCGACTTTGATTCGGCGTCGTTTGGTTGCGTTCGAATAAATTGAACTGGAGTACAACTCGTACAGTCCGGCATTGGCTGGCTTTGGTCGCCACCCCTGCGGATCGTAAATGATTGTGAATTCCTCGCTGGCGAAATGGTATTCTCCCTCGAATTCCTCGGTTGCGGCATACGTCAGCATTAGTGTATGCGGCTCTTTACCCAAAAAAGTATCGCTGTTGATTGTGCCTGAGATGTTGCCGATTCGGCCCAGATCGTACTGGCTCCAATCCGTGTTATGCTGCCACTTGTAGGTGATTAGCTTGACGTTGACTGGAACACCACCGTCAAACGGCGATCCGGCTGCGTCTACTATCAATTTGTCGTTGCGATCTCGAAAAATGAAACGCTGTTGATCGCTGTCGGTAACCGATCGCTTCCATCTCCTGTTGGCGGGATTTGGGTCGTCAATTAGCGGACAGTCCGTGGTTGCTGTGCACGCCACCGTCCACTGCTGATACGGTTGCCGCGTCGGCATTCGCTTTGGATCGACTTTGCGATATCGCATTACCGACGTGGAGGCGTGTGCGGCCCCCGGAATGATCCCGGTCGCAGCGTGAAAATTTAGTCGCGCAGCATTGATGTAGACTCGGCTGCTGGTTGAGTCCTGCATCAAGTACGTTTCGGTAATCTCGATCACCGGCTTTCCATCGCTTGCGATGTATTCCGATGTTGATTCTTCGAGCATTTCAACTGATATTGCCATGGTTCACACAAAATTTGCGGTTGTGATTGCGTCGGAACTTGCGGGACTGCCTTGCTTGGCGATCAGGTCGAGGCTTGTAACCATTTTTTGCTGTGCTGCAAGCTGCTTTTGCTGCACGCCTCCCGAGTCTCCACCGATACCACGAAGAAACAGACTGGCTGTCTCGGATGATCCCGCAAACGACGCCTTAGACTGGCTTGCCATCGCTTTGTCGAGCCCTCCCGCACCGCCACCCGGTCCTGTTGCGGCCTTTGCTCTGAGTTTTTCCGTTTGCTCCGTCAGCCTGCCGATTTCCTTAATTTGCTCTTCGTCGTAACCGGCTCGGGACAGCTTTCTCATCTCGATTTGTGCTGTCGTCGCGGCTCCTGTCAGCAAATCGATCTGATCTTTCATGTCGGTGATTTTATTTGCACCCTGCGTGAAAAGTTGATCAGTTTTTTGCTGCTGCCTTTGTGCGGCCTCAAGTGCCACAGTCTGGTCATGCAATGCGAGCAATGCCACCACCTCATCGTCGGTCGCGTCCATCGCCATGATTGCGGCTCGTGCGTAGGCTTCCTGCCCCATTTGCAGTTTTATTAGGCTTTGCTGTGCGGCATCATAAGATTTGGCTGCATCAGACTGCTTGACCTCTTCAGGCTTTGCCTCGCCTGCCATGAGTGTCGTTCGCTGGTTTTCCAGAGCCTGCGTGACGTTGCTGATATATTTGAGATATTCTTTTGATTTCTGAACATCCTTGTCCATAAATCCCTGCTTGACCCTGAGCGATTGCAATTCGGCGTCGATTCCCGCCACGGTCTGAATCGATCCGATGCGAGCCTTATCGACGGCCAGTTGCCTGCCTCGCGATGCGGCTTCCTCGGCGGTTGCTATGGCTTTGATTGCGTTTGTTTGTATGGCCTGCGCCTCGTCTCGTAGCTTGGATTGCTCGATCAGCTTGTTGAGCTCGCGGCCTTCCTCGATGTATCGCTGCGAGTTGAACATGCCATCGCCCAACGGTGACATACTGCTTTGCACCGAACCCAGAAACGCGCCAACTTGGAGCCCTAACTCGCGGGCGTTGTCGGAAACGTACGTCATCCCCGTTCCTATATATTTTGCTGCCTGCGTGATTTTTGCGGCACCAAAATCAACGACGTCCGTGAGATCGCCGAATCCGGTAACAGTCTGCAGGACGGCAAGCCCCGAGGCTTTGATTCCCTCAGCAAACATGTCGATGCCAGTCCCGGCTGCGGTTGCGAACGAACTGGCGATACCTGTTACCGATTTCATCATCGCGGAATCGAGACTCAGATTTTTGGCTACTGCTGACCCAATTTCGTCGAGCCCCGCCTTGTACATTACGGTCGCGAACAACGCGCGTTGCCCCATCACGTTTGCGACTTCCAACGTGCTCGCGACAAGGCTTTTTGCATCTTGCACCGCCTTGCCTGTCCCTGTGCTCGTTGCCACTGCTGCCGTCGCTGTTTCGGTTGGCTTTGCTGCCATTGCCGCATGTGCTTTTCTCGCGGCTTCCATCGATGCGCCGACAGTTGCTTGATAGATTTTGTGTGCGATCGAAATTAAGCTCAATCCGATAGCGTATTTTTTGAATTTTGGGTCAAACAACGCGATACCACTCGCAAACAGCGAAAGAACTCCGGTTGATTTGAGTGCGAACCCGATCAGTGACGTATGTTGTTTTTCCACGGCCTGAGACGCGGCTTTTGACGACTGTTCTTGTGTCGCCGCCAGATTTTTTGCGGCTGCTTCTGCCGGTGCGGTTGATGCGGCCAATTTTTGGAAGCTGGCCTGAGACTCGGCGGCTAGTGAATTCAGCTTGGCGATTGCTTCCTCGATCGGCGCAATAAACCCCGAAGAATCAAGCCCCAATTGTGCGACCATGTCGGCCATTGCCATGCTAATTTCCCTTGATCGCGGCGGCCTGCTCTGGTGTTAATACCTCGTCGTCTGGCGGCTGCTGGACTGCCAGGTATTGCCGCAGATTTTGAGCTCGTTCCGTTAATTCGCTTTGTGAAATGCCTGGTACAAGTGCGGTCAGTAATTCCGTCGTGTGCCTTGCGGCTCGCAAGTCGTTTCGATTGTCCCCGAGGGGCTCGACCTGGTCAGCAATCTGCTGCAAGATCCACTCGTATGGCGTGTGCTGAGCCTTGATGTTCCACCAATCAAGTCGACCGACTGCGAGCCCTAGGCGACGAGCAAAACGAGCCTCGCAGTCGGCCATTAGTTTTTTCGAATGGTTTCCGGCTCGTATTGCTGGATTTTTCCGATAGCGCTACAGACTTTCAAAAACATCCGTCCGTCGAAATCGGCTTCGTCGAGCTCTAATTTCACGCGAACGGCAAATCCATGATCTGTTTCTTCGGTTGATTTCACAAACAGGGGTGATCCCTGCTCGTCTGTCATCGCGATTCCGAATGTGAAATAAATCTTGTCCGCCTCGTCGGGAATTGCCGCGCCTCGCTGCTGCTCCGAATGCTTTGGCGGTCGGACAAACAACCCTTCCGTTTCGGGAACTGGAAAGTGTTCGCGTTTGAATTTTTTCGTTAGTAAACTCATAGTTCTTCGTCTTCCTTGGCCTTTTCGGCCTCAATTTTTTGAGCGTGATCGCCCCAGTTTGGACCCGGAATGTAGGCAAGCGACCCATTCTGCAAACGCTCATAGCCAGTGATAACGCCACGGAAAAACAAGTCCCGATCAGCCTCTTCATTGATACCCTTCGCGTCGGCTTGGTACGCTAATTCGCGTCGAGACTTTTCATCGGCAGTGATTTTTTGGCAAGCGTCCACGCACTCCTGATCGGAAGCGGTTGCCATTCCGAAATTGACCATTTTCCACGCGTCGGGATGGTCGAGCTCTGTGCCTGCGGGAAAATACCAGTCGTTGCGAATCTCGCCTGTTTCGCGATTTCTTGACGGCCGGGCGACTGCTTTGGCGGCCTCGGATTCCGGCAACAGACTCGGCTCGGTGTCGGTGTCGTTGATAAACTTACACTTCACGATGGGGCTCCTGATGTCACAATCGTAATATCTGCGGTGATGTGTTTTTCGGGACTGATTTTTTTATCGATCGCGAATCCCACCCCGGAATAAATGGCACTGGTCGGCGCGGTGTCGGTGTACGTGATTTTAAAATTGGTCGCTGCTGGCGTTGAAACCAGTCCGGCAAAATTCGTGTAAGTCGCGATTGTGGGATCATACAAACCCGAAAGTTTGATCGTTGGCGGATCGACGTAGCCCGTTGGGTCCTTAGTTTTGTATGCGCCTCCGTCCAGCGTGGTCGTGTCGTTGGTCTCGGATGCCTCGCCCGAGATATCAATCGACTGCTGTGCGGCCATTGCTACGTAGGCGGCGGAAACGTATTGAGCAAAAATAACTCCACGGCTTTTGAGTTTTGCCATGATTTTCCCTTATTTCGAAAGTCTTGAAAGGCTTTTTTTGATCGATGCTTCCATGGCGGCTGCGGCGTCGGCTGAACTCGCGGCCATGCCGATTGCCACCCCGTTATTCCCGATTATTCGTCCTGTTGCTGCCGTTTTTCCTGATTTTGTTTTGCGAAATCTTTGCTCAGTCCCAGTAACGAGAGTCGGCAGATATCTCGTCTGTTTTGTGGCTCTTGATCCAACTCCGATACCGATTATTCCTTCGACTAAATCACGCCGTTTGCGAGTCTCTAAGCGGTATCCGAGTGTTTTTGCAGCTTTGCCGACTAGCGGCCTGATCGCTTTGTAACTGGCCGCTAGACCGGCTTTGACGGCTTGGATTGCAATTGGACCCGCTATCTGTCGCTCAACCCCGTTGAGCGTCTTAATCAGTCTGTCCGCGCTAAAAAAACTGTTCATCGAACCACCTCAACCCGCAAATTCACAACCGAAACAAATAGGTTGGCATCGTTTAACAGTGACTTAACCGGGTTTTCTTTTTCCTCAACGTCGCATTCCCAGACGCAGACCCGGCGATCCGATGAATTAAAATTGTCGAGCCTCAAAAACACTTGACGGACGATTAGAGCAAGATCCTGAACGTCCTTCGAAGTCGTTTTTGATCTGATTACCACCTGGATTTTGTGGCTGGAATTTTCATTCGCGTCCAGTTGGTCATTTGGCTGCGTTTCGCTGACCGCCACGACGTCGACCCGCAGCCGGTCGAGCTCTTCGAGATAATCAATCTCCGTGCGCGAATAACGAGCGTCCAACGCAAGCGAGTATTGCCCGCCCGAGTTGAGTCGAGCGACAATTGCTTGGCAAGCTTCGTCGGCTGGTGAAATTGTGAGTGTCATTTTATTTGCTGCGTGTGAATTCTAATTTGACCAAGCGTCCGGTAGTAAGGCTTGCTCGATCCCATTGGCCTGACCTCGTAAATGGCCCCGCTCCCGACCGTGATGCGATCCCCTCGGACTGGATCGCCCACGAAGTCGGCTGAGGCTCCGACGAAGTCAGTCATGATCATCTCAACGACCTCGCTTCCGACCTGTACGATCGTCGGTTTTTCTGGCCCTTGAAACATCTCCACGGCCAACGTGCTCCCTGAGACTGTGGCGGTGTAAGTGACCGCACTGCCCGCGTTGTCGAGCAGGGAAGCCACCATCAATGCCACACCATCAGAGAGCATGTTTGCCATGTTTTACCCAATCAAACGTAGACGAATGTGAGGGTAGCGTGAGCCCCGACAAGACTCGTCAAAGTCCCGCCGATAACGATCGCCACCCGATCGCCCTTGGCGAATGTCAGCGTTGCGGCGGTGGCAATCAGCGTCCCGGCTGTGACCGTGTTGGCCACCGTCGTCGCACTCATGTCGATCGTCCCTGTGAGCAGGTTTGTCCCTGACCCGGGCGCTTGCGTTCCCGTGCATTTTGCGACCTGCAACGTCCCCGATGTTGACCCGGTTGCGTGCACGTAATCAACCGAAATCAGCCGCATTTTTCGCGGCACGATGTATGTCGAATGCGTGACCGCAGCGGTCCCAATCGTCTCGATAAACGAAAATAACTCGCTTTGCGGGGTTGTCGGCTGAAGTTGGGTAATTACCTCGCTGTCACCAGTTAGCGCGGCCGTGATCGCGAATCCCATTAGAGTGTTAGCCCCAATTGTGGATGTTGCGGCCCCGCTGGATGCGGTCCCGGTGACTGGCGACCCGGTCGCATTCCAGTAGACGGGATCGCCGATTGCGAACACACTAGTGTCTTTGGGGACGCGGAATTGCCCGCAATAAACGGCTGCCCCCTGATCCCCGCTGGCGATGTCGATTTCCGCGATCGTCACCAGTCCGTTAGTGACCGTGACGTCACCGCCTGTCACTGCACTGGCTGGGGTGTAATCGAGTTTGTCATCTTCGCTCGTATATCTGATTGCTGGCGATTGCGCCATGATTTTGTCTTTCAGTTAAAATTACTTGATTTGAAACCTACGCACTCAGGACGCAGTTATCACGCCGCACCCTTGGACTTGACCCCGCCCAAATACTCGGCCTGATCCACGCCGAAATCGTGATAGCCTCGGAACTGGATGCCCAGCGTCGAGAAGTCGGCGTCGGCGCTCTCGACCGTTGGCGTTTCGACCCCGTTGAGAAAACTCACCACGGTCGTCGGCAAATAGCCTGGCGAATTGAGCAGGTAAAACGCGGTCGTGCTGTAGCCGGTGTAAGTCGAGTCCGACAACTGCCACGCAACGACTGGCCGGTACTTCCCGGCGTAGATGTTTGACTCGCTCGTCTTGGTCATGCCCAAGTTTTGATTGCGATACAGTGCCTCGGCGATCGCCTCCAGTTCTGGCGGAACGAGCAGGATTTCAGGACGGCCCCCGGCCCCCGTTCTGCCAACTGGGTTTGCCGTGTCGGCGTTGACTCGCTTCTTTCCGTCTGCTGTTGGCGATGTCATTTGGCGGAATTTGAGCACCGCAAGCTGCAGCCCGACCCCGTCAGTTCCGAGATTGCTGGTCGCTCCCGTCAAATAATTCGTGTTTCCGGTTGTGAAAAACGAACTGTTGTTTGTGAATTCGGTCCAGAAAACTTGGTTCAGCTTTTTGGCTGACCCTCGACCGATTCGCGCTCGCAAATCGTCGAACGCGCCCATGTCATCGTTGATAATCATCGTGCGGGTGATGGCGAACATCTTGGCGTAGGTATCGACCTGCCGGGTGTAAGTCTCCTCACCGACTCCACCATGGCGGATCTCACCTGCTGGCGACAGTTGCTCGTAGGTCATGTCGTCGAGCAGCCGATAGCTGGTCGCTTGTTTGAAGTCGCTGACCGATTTCACGGCGGCGATTTCCCGCCACGCGGAATCTTCCTCCATGTAGCCGGTGAGCAGTTCCTTGTTGGCGACGTTGCTCAAAATGTTGGGAACACTGACAGTCGAAAATCCGGTCGCTTGCAGCTCTTGACCGCTAGGGCAGGCAAACCGCAGCACGTCCCGCAAATTGCCAGTGTGAATTCCCTCGCCTGCGTTGGCGTGGTATCCGTTGGCCGATGCGGCCTGCAGCAGCATTTGCTTGAGTCCGATCCCCCGGCGAAACTGAGAGTGAGCGGCCTGCAGGATCGCGGGCAAGTAGTCCTTTTCGACCTCCCGAGTTTTTCGCGTCATGCAAATCGCGGCCTCTAAAACCGTGGCCTGGTCCAGATTGCTTTCTGCGGATCGGAACGACGTTGGCCGTGTTTTGGCCAGCGATGCCCGCAGCATTTCTAAATTGACTCGGTCCGTCGACCACCCCTGTTCAATGGCTGTTGCGGCGATCGTTGGGTTGCCAGCGGCTGCAGCCTGAATCTCGGCGACCCGGCGAAGATTTGCGGCGATTTCTCGGTTTTGCGCGGCGAGCGCGGCTTTCAAATTCATCATTGCACCTGCGGCCATTGGCGGCTCTTCTTTTGGTTTTTCTCCGGCTGGCATGTCATCCATCGTCGCGGCGGCTGGCGTTGGCTTTGCTGTTGCGGCGTCGTAAGCCATGCTCAGCACGGCGCGGTTCTCATCGCTCAGGCTTGCCGCGGCAATCCCGAGACTTTCAAGCCATTCTTCAAAAGACGGCATATAATTTCCCTTCATGGCTGCGGCTGCAGCAAGATTTACCGAAGTCGTCGAGTCGGCACCAACCGGTAACACGCTCGTCTCTCTCAGTGATGCGGATCGTGCGACAATGCACGGCCCCGTAAATGATTGACCGTTGACCTGGACTGTTTGTCCGGGCTCGATCTCGACTGAATCTGTGACCATGGCCCCGATTGAGGCTTGCCACGTGTGCCCGGCGGCGGCTTGTGCGATTACTTGGCGGCAAATCTCGCTTTGGCCGGTAACGAGCCCCGAAATTACGAGGGTTTTGCGGTCGTTTTTGATTGAATCCGTCAGCCCCAGCGTGGCTTCGACGGTTTTTTTGTGGTCGAGTAGGATCGGAATCTGATGGTCTGAAACCAGTCCCGCCAGATCGATGATTACCGGGTATGGAAAGCCATCGACATTGAGCAGCCCGCCCGAATACGCGAGAATTTTGAACCGTTTTTGTCCAGTTTTTGGCGCGTTTTCGGCTGCGTTGAGCTCGATTGCTGCTGTGAAATTGAGTTTTTTCATTGTGGTGCCACCTGCGGGAATTTGGCTTGTGCTGGTTGCGGCGGAACTGGCTGCGGCGTTAGTCCAAAAGTTTGGTCAAACACCGCTTTCTTGTAGTCCGTCACCTCAACGCCCCACGCTGCGGCGGAACTGGCGGCTTCGGTTTCCCAGTCCATCCCGTTTTCGGAATAGACCTGGGAGATAGAACATTGACCCGTTGAGATTCGCTGGGCGTTGGTCGATACGGTGTCCGCTGGATCGATGTCTGGCAGTGGCGGCCAGTTCCACTCGTGCCTGATTTGGTCGATGGGCGGCCCACCCGTGAGCAAACCCGGCACGAAGACAGCAGCTTCGAGAAACCACTGGAATACCGGCTCAGCAATCGTTAGCTCAAAGTGATTTTGTTCGGTCTCAACTTCTGGTCGCCATACGTTTCGGATGTCGCCTTTATAGCTCGAAAAGTTGCTGTTCTTGGCGGTCCCGGCAGCCAATGCGTACGGCATGTTCGTGCAGCGACAAAACGACATTAACGCCTGCCCTTGGAACATCTCGTAGAGCGGCCCCGGTTGTTTCGGCTCGATCTGACCGAGATCCCATCCCTCAGGAATCACCGTCAGCATGTTGCGAGCCAACTCCATTTCGGCGAAGTCTGTCGGAGCGGCTGCAGGATCAACGGCGGCGGAATTTGACTTCATGTAGATGGCAAAATTCGCGGCACTTTCTGCGGAAAACAGCGTGGCCAATTCCTGCCGGCGCATGATTGGGAGCGTCTGCAGCGACGGCGTGACTCGCGGAATCCCTCGCGTCTGCCCCGGTCGTTCGGCACGGAATAAATGCAGCACCTCGTTGGCCGAATACCATTCACCTTTGAGCGTCGATACGGGGATGTTCGAGCCGGGGTGATGATCGTAGACGTAGTATTCGATTTCGTTCGTGTTCGCGTCGAACCTCACCCCGTCATCAACGTACGCATCCTGCAGGATTGCACCCGTCCATGGTGTAGCGATCTGTTCGGTTTCAAATATTTTCAGGTCGAGCGACAGCGGGTAATTACGAGGACGTTCGGCACGCATGATGAACGATTCGCCGTCCCGGAACTCAGCCCCGTAGACGGTTCGGTATTTTGATGCCAGCTTGATTTTTTTTGACCACGCATTGTAGGCCAGTTCAAGTCGCTGATTGAACTCTGGATTTGCCGTCATCACCTGAAGTCGCGGCCCTCGCCCGATGATGTGATTGACTGCGGTTCTGATCATCCCCGAATACCACGAATTATTAGCGGCCTCGTAGCGTGATCGGATGCGGATCACCCGGCGAACACCCGGCGACAGCTCAGCGCGAGCAGACAGATTGTCGCTTGCGGCCCAGTGGTTTTTGTTTTCGCGCGTTGTCTGCGCGATGTCGAACGTGGCTCGCAGCGGCTTTGGCTTGCGGAAGAAATCCAGGATGCCCATTATTGAGCCCCCGGCGGGACGATTTTCATGAACATCGTCTTCAGCGCCTTGGCCGGTGATGCGGCTGCGGCGTTGGCTCGACCGTATTTGTCAGCGGCGATCTGGTCCGCCAGCGGTCGATTAGAAACACTGATCCCATCAGCCGAAAATGACTGCGGCTTGGCGGCATCGGCGGCGATTTGGTCGGAAAGTGTTGTCATGCACGGAGAATAAATCTC